AGAATCATAAAGTCTATGATTGTGACGGGGCATCTCATCAATATTTAACTTGTGGGTATTCTCACCAAACTCATTGCCCATGATTCGATAGTCATCGGTATCGCTACTATCTGATGAGTAACCAACAAGCGTCTTACCCTCAGCGAATCGTTGCCAAGTACCGTAGCCGTGACGCTCTGCAACCTGCGCCGCGCTTGTGTAGTCTGTTGTTGTCACAAACAACTCACCAACACGAATAGGGGTTAGTAGTGGTGTTACTTTTTCATTAAGTAGATTGACTTCATCAACAACCTGATTCGTTTTTGCTGACAACCAATTAAATAAGTAATTCATCCACTGTCGGTATGGTTTTTGCTGCCGCGGGAACCCTGTTGTCAGTGTCAATCCGCTAATGGACTTGTCACCATTTTTCGCAAACTCATCTATTCTGTTTATGCTCATAACCATGAATCCTGTTCGTCAATAACTGCAATCATATCTTCGCGCTCTGTTGTCCAAAAACCGCCAATACTCGGATCAGCACTATCACCTAACGGCAAGGTATCAGGCTGATATTTAAAGCCCCAATCATCATAAGTGCCATTTAATACCGCCACGCCTACACCTATTGGTCTTGGTATCATTATTCGTAATAGCTGTATCTCGTATCGAGTAAAGTCACGCTCAGGTGCGATAATGATCGCCATTGGTTTTTCGACATACTTAAACTTGACACCATCACCCATAAACATTGAAGCAATTTCGATGATTTCAGGCGGCGTACAATTGCTTTTGTTTTTTAGTATCTGAGCCTTGATGACCGTCTTATACATCGACTCATCAATCAATTGGTCTTTGTAGCTTGGCTGCCCAAACTCCATCCAGTGACCGCCAAACGATTTATCGTAAAGCTCACCCATTGGCAGTGATTCGTCTTGGTCAACAAAGCCAAAATACCCTGCTATCGGTACAGCACTCGGTACAACGGCTGGCGCACCAACAATACGACCAATGAGCGCAAGTTTCACACCTTCCGCTGTATCTACATCAATATCTAGCAGCTCAAAAAAAGCGTCATGTACGTTGATTAATGGGTTAAGGGTTTTCGCTATCCATAGTCTAAAAAGCAATGATTGCCCGTATTGGTGGCCGTGCCTTGACAGACCTGTTTTTACAATATCAATCGGCTTTAATTCGTTAGCCATCAAATCACCTCGACATTGTTAGTGCTGATTGATATGCGCTCATTAAAATCAAGATAGATGGACTTTTCAGCCAGTGGCTCATTGCCTTTTGCAAGCTCGATACGGTCAATCGCAAAGCCGCCTATCTCGTTCAATGGTGTGTATAAAGCCGAGTTGATAATGTCGCCACCAATCGCAATGTCATCGTTTAGATAATCAATGACAGCTTGTTTGATTAGGCTTGCGGTGCTGAATGAGTAACCACTTAACGGCGTGATATAAACGGCAATTCTGATAGTCACATCAACTGGTCGGCTAAACTTCATCACTTGCTCGTTGCCAACCTCATCAATAATGATGTATTCCTCTGTACCTGCGACCTCTGTACCGCCTGTTTTGCTTGCCCAGATGGTTTGTGCTATCTCGCCCTCATCACCGCCTGATATAACAACGTGTATGCTGTGTGGTGGCAATCCGCGACTATCCGTGTATTGCGTGGCGTTCTCTAGCACTGACACCTCAATAACGCCTGACAAATCGGACAGTTTCGCCCAAAGTGCCTCGGTCATATTGCGATTGCCTTTTGATACGCTGCCTCGTCTGCGTTCGCGTAATTGCTGATCCGTTTCTCTTAGCTTGCCTGTTACCATCGAATCGGCATTAGTCACACTTGACCAACCGAATAATGGAGATTTAATAACCGTCAATGTGTCAGCACTGGCACTTATTGCGCCCATATTCTCAGGCATGGCCTCAACTATCGCTGTGCCTGTCTCATCAATGCGAACGTCCTCAGTGGTATAAACCTCAACCGTACCGCTTGCATTACTAACGCTGCTGCCTTTTGGTATCAATACGAGTGGCGTACCTGTGACGGTCAAATTAACAATACTGTACGCGCCTTGACTGCGCTCAATGCCGTTAATCTTAACTAGCCGTGACAAGCTATTGCCAAACGCTAAATCAGGGTCAAACGACATCCAAACCAGTTCGGCTAATTCATCAAGGTCAGCAATCGCCTCAGCAAACAAACTAATATGCTGACCGTCCATTGTGTCGCTAGATAGGTCGATATCTTGACCGAAGATCGCCCTAGCATCACCTTGTATCTCGGCTAATCGGTCAATAAGCCGTGTGCGCTCAAACCCTGTATCAGTTAATTGCGTCATTTTCGATTAGCTCCAGAATGTTGAGTGATTGTGTGAGGTTGATATTTCCGTAAACTGTGCCAATGCTTGCAATAACCAATGCCTGACGTTCTCCCATATCGACGCTAATAGCATCAACGGTTGTCACGGTGTCAATGCCTAGCAACGTCTTTTTGATTGTCTCAGTGAGTAGCTGCGTGTCAGTACGTTGCCCTAGTACATCGCCCCACGGCACACCGTCACGGCTATCGAGAACCCACTCACCGCGCAATTGCATTAATGTGGTTTTGCACTTTTGCAAACACTCATCAAGCCCCGTGATAATGTCAGCTTGACCATTGCCAAAGCTGTAATCGTTATTTATTAGCCGTCTTGTGGACATAGCACTTTCCTTTAGGCATAAAAAAAGCCACCGATTAAGGTGACTTGTTTGGATCTGTTTTTGTTCTAGCAGTGAGCTTCGCCCAGCTTAACCCATTCTTTGGTTTTCATGAGCTTATCGTAATCAACTATCTGAACCCAAACGCTTTGTTCTTTAGCGTCAAACTGATTGTTTATTTCTTCACAAGCATACTGTGCAAAACCATCACGGCGGCTACCATCGTCTTTTACGCCAATCTTGAATATTTTATCGTCTGTCCATGTTGCATCTAATACAGTAGGTTCTTCTTCACTCAAAAAATAATCAGTTATTTCTTGTCTTTGAGCGTCCGTAAATTCATTAGCTGCCACTTGCTCAGTTTCAGCACCTACCTGTTCAACTTTGTCTGAGCTACAAGCTGCTAGTAATAAGACTGACGATAATGCTGCAATTATAAATTTCATTGTTATTGTCCATGTATGAGATATAACTATCATACATTAATCGGTAATTAGCTACCAGTACCAGTGCTGCTACCGCCTGACTCTACGCCACCGTGAACGTGAGTATTAATGTTCATCTTATCGGTTATCACGTTAGGCGCGGTAATTGGTACGCTGCAATTTAATCCGCTAGCTGTGAGCTTGAGTGTCGCACCACCTGCGCCAAGCTCTACGCTGCTATCATCTATTCGCACATGATTGCCGTTACCATGTAGCTCAACGCCGTCCGTCCACACTGGCTGCTTATTAGCAAGGCTGCGAACGCCTACGATAGCAAACGCATCTGACAAGTCATGCTGTCTAAAGTCGTTCGGCTGTGTCGGCTGTCCACTTTCAAACCAACCGTCAATGCAGCGCTCAGCGAATATCAATAAACACTCATCACCTGCTTTGATAGGGAATGTCAGCTCATAGCCGCCGCCCATAGGGAATATAACAGGAACGTCCACACAAGGCGGCAAATTGGTCGCACCCTCTAAGCCCTCACCCTCGCTAAATACGCGCTGTACGGTCGGCTGTGCTGTCACTGTGCGTGTGTCTGCATCAAAGCTAATGATGATTGCCGGTAATGCTGTGTGAACGTCCATGAGCTTACTTTCAATCTGCGCCTGACCATCTGCATAATTATCGCCTGACACCTCACGAGCTTTATCATTGATTGCTGTCATACTCGTAAGCCCTCTAATTCACTTGACCATTCACTGCTATGCGTGTCACCGCTATGCCTGATTGACTCGATACGGACACCGCCTTGATATATCTCACTGTCAATCTTAGCGACACCGCCGATCAGATAGGCAGGGTTAAGCAGCGTCTTAACTTTCACACCGTCTTGTGTCGGCTCTGGACTGCCTAACATACCTGTTGATTGATTGATGAGCCATACCGCATTGGGTCGCACGTTATCACCCTTTAGCAGCAGCATTTGACCGTCTTGTATTGACCACTGCGCCCCATCTTGCTTTGTCTGTTTGGTGAGCACATCACTTGCACGACCTGACAGCACACGACCACGCGCATAAACCGTTTCTAAGTCGTCTTTGTGAGCATTAGGCACACCAAACATTGATGACTGACACGCTGCTACTACCTGATTGGCTGTGCAGCCTTTGGTTAATGTCTTATTGACAAAGCCGCGCAATATCTCTCTGTCACCATCACCGCTTTCAATCGTGATGATGCGGTCAGTACCTTGTATCTTTGGGGTCGCTGTTCTGATTTGACCACTAAAGATAAGACGTTCTGCACCTTGATACCCTGCGAGTAATTGAATATCTGCCCACTCTTTTAATAATTGGTTTTGATGCTCAGGGTTTAGATTGTAAATCTCAATCTTTGCCGTGTTTGGGTTTTCATCGCTGCTCTTTTTAATATCAAAGCGCATCCGCAATTCACTGATTTTAATGCCGCTACCATCTTTGCCAACGATTAGCTGACAGACGCGCCCAAATTGAGTGATATTATCCATCTAATTCATCACTCCATATCAAGCCATAGTCTGCCAGGTTATCCGCTGTAGGGTCTGCATTTTGACCAGTGTAATCCGTTAGAAACAACATACCGTATGTAAATCGCTCATTAGATAGCAGGTCAACACCTAGCGTTAATGCCACGCCCTGTAGTATCGGCTCATCATCAGCGGTGCTTACGTCCATTGTCCATAAGTCACCGCGCACGTTGAGCTGTATGCGGAATAGATAGTTCGTACCGCCTATCTCACAAGTAAATTCTTGAGACGGCTCATCAGACATAGGTAATTCAAATAAACTCATTTAATTTTACCTCGCTGCTTGGTTGCTGCTGCTGCCTTTGCTTGCTCTTTACTTGATGACGATACATCGCGTGTCGAGGTGCGCTTACGACCTTTTTTGTCAGTTTCTAACTTCTTTTTTGGTTTAGTACCGCGCTTGCTCGTTGGCTTGGTTTTCTTTTCCGTCTTTTTCTCAGCAGGTAGTGCCTGGTACTCTGTCTGCTCAGTGGTAACAACAATGACTTCCTCAAGGTCTAAATCAAAGATGACCGCATGAGGGTTTTTATCATCGGTTGTCCAGCCAATGCCAGTCAGCAGCATATTGTTGTACTCACCGCCATTGATAGTCTTGACGTTTAGAAACGTCTTACTATTTTGCAGCTCGTACAGTTTTGTCCTTGCCTCATCTACACGGTCAATATCAGTGAACGCATCGTTATCTACCAGTGGCGTATTGCTCACGCCAAAGCTGACAGATAACGATTGAGCTTTTACAAAAGCGTGGTCTGTGACTGGTGATCCAAACTCAACAGGGTTTTGCGTCACCTCCATTTCACGACGATGACGCTCGCTTACCCATACATCAGCAAACAAGTCACCTAGCTGTGGTATTTTAGCTTTTAGCATTACTGTTTAACCCCTGTATTGCTTCGACGCTGTGCGCCAGTGCTACCCTTTGCAATGCTTGTGGCCTCACCTGCGCTCGATACGTTAAACGTCTGATTGACACTTGATGTATTACCACCGCCACCGATACCAAGTTTACCAGCCGCCCAACTTGCCGCTTTACCGCCTAACGCCACTGGATTGTAAGCTGCCAATTCTTTGACCTTGCCAATCGCACCGCCAATCATTGAGATGACCGCCTGTATCTTGCCGATAACAAAATCAATCGCACCGCTTGCCATAGACTTAACACTAGCCCAAAGCCCTGACCAAATAGCTGATACTTGAGCCG